AGGTTGCAGTAGCCGGATTAAAGATTGGTGGCAACTACATAAAACATTACAGCAAAAAGGCGAATAAAAATTATAATTATTAAGTAGGAGATAATAATGGAAACTTTAAACAAAGCATTTGATCTTTATGTGTGTGACCTAAACCGCAGAGAGAAAAAAACAGTTGCCTCAATCGAGAGGGTGTGGAAACGACACATCAAAGACTCGATTGGCAAAAAGAACATCAAACGCATTAAGCGAGTTGATGTGGTGGACTTATTCTACGATATCAGCAAAAGTGGCAAAGGTATTGCCAACCGCTGTATTGGTATTATGAGTTGCACCTTTGATATTGCTATGCGTTATGAAATTGTCGAGCAGAACCCATGTAAAGGTATTAAGCGACACCCTGACATCAAACGTAAAAGATATTGCACCAAGGATGAGCTTAAACGCATTTTCAAAGCATTAGAGCGTGAGAAACAAAACCCTCGCAATCGTGCATCAGCTCAGTTCATCGAGTTATTGATTTGGACAGGTTGCAGAAAGGGTGAGCTAGCATCTGCCACCTGGAATAATTTGAGTGGCAATCACATCATTCTTGATCAACACAAGACCGATGACCAAGATGGCCCTAGAGTGATTCATTTGAATAATCAAGCCATGACAGTAATTAATTCATTGCAGCGCAGAGGCACTAAATTATTGCCTGTGAACAACCCAAAAGGACTATGGAAAAAGATCAAAGATGCGGCATCTATTGATGATTTGAGGTTGCATGATCTGAGACATACTTTTGCGACACAAGGCTTAAAAGCAAATTTATCACTGTCTGAGATCGGTAATTTGCTAGGGCATAAAAACCCAATGACCACCATGCGTTATGCTCATGTTATGGATGATACCGCGAAACAAAACGCCAAAGATGTTGGCAACGAAATTTTTAACTCAATTAATTAATATAAGGAAAAACTATGAGTGATGAAGTAAAAAATGATGAAGTAAAGAACGAAGAGGCAGAACAAGAAATCCCTGTGATCAAGTACACCACCAAAGATGGTGATGAGATGGAGATACCTATGAGCGACCTTAATGAGGTTGAGACTAATATTGCAAACAATCTAAATAATGTTATTGGAAAGCTGCAAGAGATAGATGAGAAACATATTAACACCCTGACTCGTCAGCTTGCGGTTATGAACCAGGAGTTATTAAAAGATGCCCTACAAAGAGAGCTGGTTAGGTTTGATAAGCAAAAGCCACAGATCATTACTAAAACCAAAGAGATTAATTAATGATCGACAGCAATTTCCAGGTGGATGAATTAATCCACACAAAGGGTTTGGAGTACGGCCACCCTAGGCGTTTTATGCGTCAATTAGCGCAAGTCTGGGGCGGTATGCTGGATGTTAAGATTACGCCGCAACAAGCAGCAACAATGATGTTGGCGTTTAAAACCTTGAGATTGCACAACCAACCGACTAAAAAAGATACCCAGGATGACATTCAGGGCTATCTTAAAATAGTCGATATTTTGAATAATTTTGAATAAAGCAATATCTTTTTTTATAATGATTCTAATTTCACGATTAACCCCAAAACCATGAATGAGTCAAAAGGAACGCGACAATTTGATTAATGAGATTGATCGATACAAGTTTATGTATCGAGTGGCTTTTATTGGGTTATTGATTCAGACGATTATCTTGGTTTTGGTTTAGTTTCCCGTTGCTTGTTGAGCCTCTCTTGTTGATGTAATAGCAACAGTTCTTGATGTATCTCCAACCAGTCTTTCTAACAATGTCGGACTCATTTTGGATAACTTAATAATTTCATCAATAGAGTTGGGGGAAGTAAAAACCCTGGCTAATTCTTCCATTGTTCTTTTTTCCATTAGTTCACTAAGCCACCTTCTTGTTGACTCAAGGGGTTTTGCAGAAATCATACTTGCTACTTCCCCGCCGGTAGACTGGCCCGCAATTTCTGCCATCTGTGTTCTTTGATAGGTTGCAGAGTTTGATGCTGGTAATTTGCCTGTTCTTTGTAAAACCCTCATTAACCTATCCATACCCACTTTAAAATCTTTGGCTTGAGAAAAATTCAGACCTTTAGCATCGGCCACGCCATCTAGCATTGCCATAAACACTTGTCTCTGCTCTGAATTTCTACCACTAAAAACCTTGTTTGCGTATTTTGAACCACCTGACAGCGGTATTCCTGGAACATTTCTTTTAACAGCTCCTTCAAACGCATTGGATAGCCACATCCTTGATATTTCTGAAAAAGCATTGGGGTCGGCATCATTAAGTATTTTGCTAATCTTTCTCACATCGTTTGCATTAATGTTGTCTGGATCAAACACCAACCTAACTATTGTTGTTGGTTTAATCCCAGCTTTGTTAAAGGCGCTGATATTTTTCTCAACGATGTTTGTAACCAACTCGCTTTGAGCTTGGAACACTTTTCTGGCTTGTGCAAAATTAGGGTTGGATAATAATACATTGTCAATTTCTTTAACGATTGGGTTTATTTGTGACCTAACTATTTTCTTGACCGCATCTTTGGCTCCAGAGCTAGTAGATAATTCCAAAACCTCTTTAAGGTCTTTGTTAATGCCGTCAAGTATATTCATTCTAATCTCTGGCTTGGGTGGAATTGTTGTCGTCTTACCCCCTACATCAACTATTTTTGATTTGCTTGCCGGTTCAGATATCAGTCGGTTTTTTAATCTTGATAACGCTTGATAAACAGGCTCACCTGGTTTTGAGCTTGTCATGGCATCATCAATGCTTTTTAAGATGTTGTTTACAACGGATGGTGAAACCAACTCAGTATCAGCAGCAGTATAGCCAGCACCCTGAGACATTTTTGTTCTAATGTTTTTTTGCTTTGTTATGTAGTCATCAGCTATTAATTGTATTTTCTCAGCCCATTCTTTTTTACTGGTGGGCTGTGTTCCTATATTATCAAGTGATCGTGCTACAGCTTGCCTGGTGTGGTCTACTCTTTTTGAAACAAAATCATCAATTATGCCCGCGCCATACCTGTTTTGACCAGCAAGATCTAGCAAGTCAAGCATCCCTTTTGTGCCAACGGACTCTGCGCCAGTTAAGGGGATGCCAATTTCTGCTGCCCATTTCTCAAAAGCCTTTGCATCACTTAATAATACTTGTTGCTGTGTTTCATCTAGTTTTCCAAACGCTGCTTGTAGCATTTTAGGCGCATTACTTCGCCCAACATTAGACATTAAAGTTAATGGCAGCAATGAGACCAATCCAGCAACAGCGCCACCGGTTTCGCTGCCTGTTAAATCTTCAACACCTTGAGAAAACAGACCAGCACCACCAGCAGTTGATACCATTTTTGGTATTGCAGATGGTTTAGATAGCAAGCCTCCAGCTCCCCATTCAGCGCCGGTTTGTCTGTATCTGTTTATTGCTGATTGTGGTTCGTAATCCAATGCTGGGCCAGCACCAACCGCACTTAGATTTCGCGTAATATCTTCATAACCAGGAAAAATATATTTTCCACTTTTTGCTTTTCCAATGCTTTGTTCACCCCAATCGGTGCCAATAAGATCCTTTAGTATTCCCTGATCAAAGCCTGGAATATAAGTCATACCCCTTTCAACCAACCCTGGTAAAGATGCAATTCCAGCACCGGCTTTCGCAAGCCCTGAACCTGTGCTTTTTAATGAATCGATATAATAGTTAATCGCCCTATCTGGTAATGATTGTGCATCAGGGGTGAAGGGCTCGTTAAATGTAGTTTCTTGTGCTTGGGTTGGTTGTTGTGATTCTTTAATTTCTGCTATGGTATTGGCAAGTTTTTCAGCATCCGCAACATTGCCCGCTGCATGAGCATTTATTAGCGCTTGCTCTAATTCTTGAAGGGTTGCCATTATTTAGTTTGGTATTTTTCAACCAGTGCATCAACCTCAGTAGTTGGAACAAGATTAGGGGTTGTATTTGGCACTTTTTTTATCGTGATCATCTGATCTAACATATTTATTTGTTCTTCGCTTAAATTTGATCTGTCGTAATTCTCAAGTTCGATCAACTCCAGTTGTCTTAGTTTGTTTGAAAAAACAATATCTTTAACCGAGGATGCGTAATCGATTACAACATTATCAACATTTACCTTGTTCCTTTCTGCTATTCCTTTATATGCTTTATCAAGTTGTTTTTGACCTCTCAAGGCAGCTTGATATAAAGAATCTGCTCTATCCATAAAATCGTTTCTTTGCGTATCAGCTAATCTTTGTCCACTTATAACCGAATTGTACATGGCTTGCACCCTTGGCCCAACACCCGCAGAGTTTTGTGCGTTTGCAAATTCACCCTCTCTTACGGTAGAGCCAGGATCAAGCATTTTCATAAAGTTAAATATCAACGCCAAGTCACCCGCAGCACTTGGATCTCTACCCGCCGCATCAACCCTTGCATAAGCATCTTTTACTTTTATATACTCTCCAGAGCCATTTGTGTGTTCATCTCTGAGTTGGTTTTCCAAATCGCTTTTCGGTTTTGGATCAACTTTTGCCTCTATGTTTGATACAGGCATGGGCGGTCTATTACCAGTAGGATCAACATAGTAATAGTTGCCATCTTGTAATTGTTGTATTTTGTAATCTGGGGGTTGCAACGCTGCAAGATCCAACTGAGCCTGTATTTTTTCCCACTGATCAGCGGGGTATCTACCCATAATTTTTTGCATATCTGGCGTTGCTTGTGAGTATATTTGATTATACCTTTCCTGTGCCTTTCTCTGTGCATCCATAGCCACCATTTGCTGTTGCCTGGCAATCGTATTCTGCGTTGTGTCTTGTCCTCTAAATATATCGGACAAAGCACCCATAATGATTGCTGCCTTTTGGTTCTTGGGTGTTACGTTGGTTGGTGGTTGGTTGGGTCGTATTTTTCTTGGGTCATAACCTGACCCTGGGCCACGTTCTACCGGCATATTAATCTGACCAAAATAACCAGGCGTTTGAGTATTAAGACCTGGTTGTTGAGCGCCTTGAGTCATCATCTGCATGATCTCAGCAACAGTTTTAGGTTTCCAGGGTTGGTAAGCCATTTAACTTGGCCCCCAAATATTTCCTTCTCCAAATGGCCCTGTTTGACCCATTGCCATTGCAGTACCTAATCCAAACAATCCACCGAGAACATCACCAAATCCTGTTCCTCTTCTTTGTGTCGTCTGGCCCTCAAATGGCAATCCTGAGATTGCACTTGATAACAAACCGGCTTGTCTTAATGGATAATCAACAGCTCTACCGAATTGTCCATAAGCTGCATCCAATCCTGATTGACCAAGACCTTGTTGTTGACCGCCAATGCCGCCGAGTAAGCCTAATGTTTGGTATTGATCACCTAAAAGACCGCCTTGCAGTCCAGCTCTAAAGCCTCTGTCTTGCATACCTAAACCGGCAGACGTGTCAAAACCTTGTGAACGAAGTTGTGCAGCAGTTCTACCTACGGCATCGTAATAACCACGATCAGCGTCTCCTTCAAGTATGGCTGATCTGGATCCACCAAAGGCACCAGCGCCAATAGCTCTATCTTGACTGTCCGCAATTTGTATTTGCCTGGCTCGGTCTAAATCCTTAATCGCTGCATCAATAACTTGTTCCTGGTAAGGATTTTGATATTGAGCAATATCCAATGGCCCTGTCGCCATGCCCGCCAATTCAGCCCTGGGGTTGTAGCCCATAGCATCGCCAAACATACCTCTAGTGGCTGCAAAAGCATCCATTTGGTCTGGGTTAAACCCACTAACCAAATCACCGGTGTAGGGTGTAAACGGAATTTCTGCTGCTGATTGAATACCAGAGTAGGCTTGTAAATATTTTTCCTTGAGTTGTGGGTCAAGAGATGTTGCTGATGTTGTTGCGCCTTTGCTCATAATGTTTTGCTTATAATCCTTTCTTTCTTAAATCCATGTTTTTTTGCGTATCGCTGCCACCCAATCCTCCCGCCTCCGTAGAGCTTTTTACATTCAGCGATACGAGCAAACTTGGTGACTGCTTCGAGAATATCCTCACAATCTGACATATTGCCAGCCAAGAACAATAGGTTCATGGCTCGATATTGTGGAAATTCAATCAGTTCCGTCACGATGACGGATTTTTGATTTGGATGAGGCCATAACATCAGCTTACCTGTTGCTATGCCTTCATAAATATCCATAATACAGTATTCCTCTTGATATTTTAAGCACGTTTCAATCAATGGCTTACACCATTGCCATTGCACTTCCCACTCTTGTCTAGGTGACTGAGGTGGTGGCAAGGTTGCCTGAGTTGTCAACGCTGAGTTTGTACTTAGTTCCATCGGGACTCACTAATATTAATTCTGTGCTATCAAAGCCGTTTACTTCAATCCTTTCTCCGGCTTTAAATGATAGACCGTCTCTGTTTTCTATTTCACTGACCAGGTTATTCATATAGCCTCGGTTGTATTCAACCCCTGGTCGCGTTAAGGCTTGTCTAGCCATTATCTTCTGCCTCTGTTTCTAACATCCAATCTGATGTTGCCTAAACTAAAGTCCTGGCTGGTATCACCGGTGACGGTTAACATCACCTGACGACCTGTAAATCTTGCATCGGTATAGCCGTCTGCCTCAAAGGTGAATGAGCCAAAATCCGTTTCCGCACCCAAAGGGGTAAACCGACCTTTAAAACTTAAAGTAACACCAGGTAGGGTGTTAGCCTCACTGTCTGGAATGATTTGATTACACTGCACATACTGGTCGCCATTAGCTATTTGTATAGCGCCGCTGGTTGCATAAGGTTGAGAGGATCCAAGGTTATAACTGTTAAACAGATTGCCGGTTTCGTGCTTGAATACATAACCATTTTCATCACAAGCAATCGGATAATCCCAAACACCTTCATCAATGTAACAGCCTCGATTAAGAGTGCCAACAGCAAACACTTTTTCCAAATAGTTCCAGGTTATATACTTGTTTGGCACCTTACTCTCGCCGCTTGGAAAAAACCACCAAATCTCATTAAACGAGCTGTTGTGTCCACCACAGACCGCACCTGAATATTGTTTATTAATGTTATCAAAAATAAAATCTGAAACCGTACATGGAATTTCCCTAACTGAACCGTCATAGACAAAAATTGATTTCTCACCTAACCAAGCCAAGAAATTACCAGCTTGCACAATGGTTCTTGCTGAGATGGCCTTACAGTTGGTGCCACCATCAGACACGCCATAAACGAAAGGTTGTCCGGAATAATAGAGTTTGGCAATCCCACTCGATGTAAATAAAATGATGTCTGTTTGCCACTTGATGCCAGCTAACAAATCAGAGGTGGTTGGTACCTGTAAATCACCCGCAGTATTGGTACTGGCTGCTGTCCACAAGGTTGAATTTTCTCTTGATGACCATTGTATTTTTCTGGGGTC